TGGTCGTCTGTCAAAGAGGTATCGGTCGATGATTCAACTCATGCCTCAGCACCGCTTCAACTCCTATGAGTACAGGACGATTAAATGGACGAAGAGGGGTTTCTCCCATGAGATGAGCCAGGAGAAGTTCTCAGCAGATGACCAGGGTCACCGAGGCCAGTGGGAGAAGGGGGATTTCCTCATCCATTGGCCGAATACTTCTTTGGAGCTACGCCTGAATCTCGCGCAGTTCTATTCCCAGTATATCATCTCGGGCTAAAAGTCAAGCCTGATAAAAAGGAAGATGCGTCGGCTGTTTGCGGGCTTCTTAGAGGAAGAAATGGCTGCGGACGATAGGATTGTCCTATTGACCGCTGACATTGGATTTGGGGTTTTAGATTCTTTGCGTCTGCGTTTTCCTGAGCGCGTCATCAACATAGGCTCTTCGGAGAGTTTGATGATTGGCGTGGCGATAGGCATGAGCTACGCAGGAAAAATCGTGGTCTGTTACACTATCACGCCCTTTTTACTGTACAGGCCATTTGAGATGTTGCGGAATTATGTGAATTACGAGAAGGTGCCGATCAAACTCGTGGGGTGTGGGCGCGACAAGGATTATCCCCATGACGGTATTACGCACTGGGCCGAGGATGATGAGACCATTGTGCGCGCCGCCTTTCCGAACATCGGGTTTCATAAGCCCGATGAGCTTACTAGGGAATGTGTAAAAGGGGTTCTGTACAGTGCTTCGCCAGAGTACTTGAATGTGCGGAGAAATTGATCGTGCTTGTAATCACCTAAATATATATGCCTATATACATACTAAAATGGCCGGTCTGGAAATAAGAGATTCCGTACTATTCTATGATAATAACACGGCGTATTATATACGCGATTATTATTATTACATCTACGAGCTCGTTAAAGAAATAATGAAACATACACCTACTAGATCTAATAGTACGATTAAGATACATATAAATTATGAACATACGCTAGTTATTCCAGGGGGTCGCGACACCAATGGTAGTCCAGTTGGGTCTATACCTGTTTTAAATACTCCAGGTATGAATTACTTGGTGCGCCTACCCGATTTAGACAAACTGGTAACAAGTGACATTATATTTGATTATAGTATTCCAAATTGTAAAAATGTGGAGTCGTCCAGTGATTATAGTTATCTCTTTAAAAAATATATTTATGTTCCGCCACTTTTATATCCACTAAGAATAGATATAAATAATAGACATATCGATATTTTAACAACATTTATAAACACTAATGAACCAAGGCGTAAGGAATTACTTGATAAAATAAAATCAAATAACCTTCCACATCACAATATAAATACATGCTTTGACAAAAATCAACTTCAGGCAATATATAATTCTACTAAAATTATTATTAATATACATCAGACAGACCACCATCACACATTTGAAGAATTGAGGGTGTTGCCTGCTTTATTGTGTGGTGTTATCGTTGTATGTGAAGAAAGCCCTCTAATGGAACATATCCCGTATAAGGACTATGTGATTTGGTGTAAATATAATGAGGTTATAGATTTGACAAAACATATTATGGATAATTACACAACATATTATGAATTACTATTTTCAGAAACTAAGATAAATAATCTGCGTAATATAATTGAGAGCCTTCATATTAATACTATTCTAATGATACATAAGGCCCTTCTAGTATCAGGTAGCAACTTACAGGTCTAAACTTATTCTGCGCACCTATAAGCAAATGCCACCTGCTGCAGCAGCTGCCGTGTTCAATACGCGTAGTGTAAAAGGGGATGTTACGTTTACGAATAAGGGGGCCAGTGTCCTTGTAGAGGCCGTCTTCACGAAGTTACCTGCGGGTGAGCACGGCTTCCATATTCATCGGGCAGGTGATTTACGCGGCGAGGGGTGTAAGGGGGCGTGTGCGCATTTCCACAAGGGCGAGCAACCTGGCATACATGGTGGTCCACCAGGATCCAAGAGTCCGAGGCACACAGGAGATCTGGGAAATATCTCTGGGGCGGGTACGTACGTATATATCTTACGAGGCTTGTCGGCCGAGGAGCTCTTTGGGCGTTCTCTCATTGTCCACGAAGATGTCGACGATCTCGGGCTAGGTGAAAAAGGGGATTCGTTGACAACGGGGCACTCAGGTCGGCGGATTGCGTGTGCCGTCATAGGGCGCACCATGGAATCGTGTTAGGTTCGCACAGAGTCCCTCTCTAGAAGCTGGGGGGACCATTTGATGGCTGCGAGATGGAGTGCGAGAACCTCTCGCGCTGACACAAGATAGCGAATGTCTTCTGGGTCTTCTAGATGTAGAATACAGTGCGCCGTGTTATTCCAGCCATAGTAACGAATATGAGTCATACTGTCTTTAGAACCGTATGCCACGATCTGGGAAATATATGCTGGGTTTGGCATATTGCCTGATGCGCGTTTGTACAGCCAGTCACTGTTCTCCTTCTGTGTAAATACCTGGTCCTGGAACATCTTGATATTTCCTTCAATCACGCGTCCGTATTTGTTAAAGCGGAATGTGCCTAGCCATACCTGAAGAAGGTCAGGCTGTGGCTCGTTAGATAGTAGGATGACTTTGCGAAACTGATTCGCCAAGTAGCCGAGGGCCAGGGCAGCGAGGAAAGAATAGAGGCCAAATAGAGATAGGCTGTATTCACCGAGATGTTCTTGGATGAATACAATCACTGCTTTCGTCTGAGGAGAAGGGACAATGAGCGAGTTCATTTATGAGGTGTAGGGACCTGGATTTATGGCCCACGGGGGCATTCAATTTTTAGAGTGCTTGGTATAAAAATATGACTGGCGCTTGATCAGCTTCCGTGCCTTGGGAGAGTCAATGGGGATCGTGCCAACATCCGCCTCCACGGAAAGCTCTACGTAGCAACCAATGGTGGGCTCGCGCGCAATGTTGTTCTAGTCATAGTGTAGCTGGCGAATGTGCTTGAATCCACACCGGATATAATTCTCCATTACGTAGGGATCACGCAGTGCCACCGTGTTTGTGCGCGCAATACGGAAACGGTCTACGTAGCTGTGCCATGTATTGACAGGCCCTGGGGGAGCGTAGACATAGTACATTATATGTTTTTCTAGTTATCTTTACCTATAATCGCCTTTAAACTTTCCCTGCTAATTATAATCATTGTATATGGAATGATACCTTGGATTACGTATCACCTTATCGTCGGCGTAGTCATATTTTGGTATAAGAAGTACATTATCCACGATCTTTAATTCCATATCCTCGATGGCTAGTATCGCTTCTTTTCCCCTAGGATGTGAAAAATGAATAAAGCGCGAGACATTGCTCATATGATCGAGTACTATGAAATCGGCCCTTTGACAGATAATAATGCCGACCAACATTTCTTCTATATGTTCGCGCATTTCAGCATTTGTATAATCCTCTAGAGGTTTTTGGGGAATATTTGTAGATAAATACTCTGTATTATGAGAATATTTATATGTAATATTATTATATAAATATAACGCTGGGCGCGCTGCCTCCATATCAAGAGATGTAAAAAACATGCCGAACTTTGTTTCAGGGCACGTTGTGAGTATACGGATAGTGTTATTCACGATATGTATAATATCTTTGAACTCCAAGAAGGCTCTATAATCATCTGTCTGAACAAAGATGGTGCTTGGATTCTTTTGCAGAGCAAGGTGGGCATAAAAATTCATATGTATAAATAGAGATTCTCCCAGTAGTTTGTCACCTCTGCGAATAAACACGGCCACATATCTATCAAGCCCCAGGTCTTTTTGAAGTACGCGGGCTTTTTCTAGGAGGTGCGGTTGGAAGTCAAATAGCTCTTTTATGGCTTGTTTGTACTGAGCTACAGTGAAGAGTCGTATATCTTCTCCCCCTATAGCAATTTCTGGCATGGGGCTTTGAGGCTTCTCGGCCATTGTTGTGAAATAATCTGACCAGCCGAGAGTATGAGCGAAGGTCCACTCGGCAGAATTCAAATACAGTGGCACACCTTGGTGTTTACATATCATATAGTTCTCCAAGAGACGGAACGCGTCTGAGAAAAATCCTAGAGTGCTTTTTCTGAGGAAGAATTCCATTGTGAATTATTGGGAGGGGGTGTTTATATGGTTTTTACGATACCGCCTTTTACGCATAGTTTGAAGAAAGGTATCTATGCGTTTCTGTGCGTCATCCTTTGGCGAAGACTTCACATCCTTACACAGGGCCGTAAATTCATCTTCTATGATAGATGATTTATAAGCCTCATAAAAGGCTTCCGTGGAATTACACATAATTGCGTCATAAACACTGCTCGCCTTCCAGTACGTACGAGGCTCTTTTACCTCTTTCAGAGGATTCTTGGAGATGGGCACGGAAGCGAAGTGTTCATAAGAAGGGTATGCCTCAGAAACAACCTTACACTTTTGTAAAAGGTCTGGTAGACTCATTTCATTCTTCATATTGTTACAAGAACCACAGCATGGCCTAGATGTTTCAATCGTATATTTGCGTATAGTATTATCAACACGATCCAAGCCGATTCCTTTTGCTGACTGGAATCCACATAAATAGCACGGAGAACGGCTCAACCAATTCCATTGTTCCTGGGTAATTTCAAACTCTAGCTTACGTCCCTCTGCCTCCTTTTTATATGCCGAATAGGTGTGATATGATGTTCTAGAATAATAGAGCGACCATTTAGTGTAAAAAGCCTTGGAGGGAATCATATGTTTTGCTATAATCTTACACTTTTCTATGAAAAACGCGGGATGATAACAATGTTTCATCCTATTACACGTCCAACATGCGGATACGCAGTTTTCTTTCGTATATCCAATATCATTATTGATCCTGTCAATGCCCACAGCTTCTGATTCTGTTTTTAATTTACAGTAATGGCAAGGGCTCGTAACAAGTTCTTTGAACTCATCAAAGTTTATCTGAAAGTCGCCGTAACCCCTAACTAAAGATTTGGTTACATGGCTTTTATAATAAGTATCTAAGTTATCTATACGCTCTTTCTTATAATTCCTCACACGATCTTCACGCTTCTTATCACACTTCGCCTGTTTTTCTAAACATTCTTTACAATGCATAGAATCTTTTCTGTGTCCTGTTTGAAATGATTCAAAATCCTTTGTACACTTTACACAGGATCTTGTGTGATTATTCGTAGTTTGTGCTACCGTAATGAGTTGTCTACGAGAATCTAAACGCTTCTTATCTGTTTCCCTTATCTTTTCTAGACAGATGTCGCATGACTTCTTAGATCCATCCAGCACCGTAAAACATCCTCGTGCTATATCACAGAATACGATACCCTTCTCCTTTTCCTCCGAATAATAAATATCGCGCAGATGTTTCTTACAGTATTCATCATTCGTTTTGAATGTACACCCCTCGTGTTTACAGTGATTCTCCTTCTTCATAAGCCTTTCCCTACAATCTTCACAAGAAGTCATTCCATCTTCTAAGACTTCATTGCTACAACCTCTGAAAAAGAACCTACACCACTTCTTACCTTCTGCCAGGCCATCGTCATATACCTTATTCCTCTGGTGGCGTCCACAATACATTGTAGAATTTGGAGGGAATTTACAGCGGTTTCCTTTTCTAGGACCTTCCTGTATGGTTGCTTTACACGTTTCCATTCTATAATAGAAACGTATAAACTATTTAAGCCGTCCACGGCTTCCTGACGGGTTTAACCAATTGAGGAATTGCCGTGGACACTGACACGTACTAAAAATTACAAAAACTCGCACCGTATCACACAATTGTGTAATAAAGTTATTAGTTCGAGTAAGCTAACCCTCCCATTCCGCTCATGACGCGTAACACATTATAGTTCGTCGCGTACACACGCACCTGAGAGCTCGTGGAAGAGCCCACCGCGTTGTTGGACACCGTGAGCAGGAGCGTGGTGTTGTCAATGCGGGACAGGTTGCAGGTGCCACTGGGCTGGTGCTGCTCAGGGGACAGGGCGAAGGAGTACACGTTGATGCCCACCGCCGGCACGTTGGTGTGGTGCTGGTAGGGCTGCACCAGGTTGAAGTAGTCGCCCTCGCGCACCGTGAAGCGGTCGTGGCCGTTGAGCTGCAGCAGCGCCGTCACCACGGGGTTCTTGCCCGCCATGCCCTCCACGCGGGTCACGGAGTAGCCAGACTCCAGGCAGGAGCGGTCCCACCAGTCGGAGTAGTTGAACGGCTGCTGGCCCTTCCACGCGTTCACCACCGCGTCGTCGCACGACACGAAGGAGTCGCGCTGCACCACCCACACAAGCTCCTTGCAAGGGTGGTTGAAGTTCAGCTTCAGCTTGTTGGAGGAGGAGTTGATGGACTCCGCACCCGTGAACTGGAGCACGTCAATCAGGTACTCGTGGGACACCTGGGCGAACTTGCGGCGCTCGTCCGTGTCCAGGTAGATGTAGTCCACGTACAGAGACGCCGCCACCAGGTTGGCGGAGTTCACGCGGTCGCGCACCGTGTGCACGTTGTTAGATGAGCTGTACGGCGCGTTGTCCCACACCAGGTTGTTCAGGTCGTTGAACTGCAGGTTGATGCGCACCTCGTGGTACTGGAGAGCGATCAGGGGCAGCGCCAGGCCAGGGTTGCGGCAGAACCAGAACTGCAGGGGCACGTACAGCGTGTACTCGGGCGTGCAGCCCAGGAGCTCCGCAGACGAGTTGGGCTCACCGCCCGCGCAGTCGTTGTCGCAGTCCTCGCCGCCCTGCACGATCAGGTTGGTCAGGTAGGGCACGTTGCCCACCATCTTGGCGTAGCCCGCCTGCTTGCCAGGCTCCTGGGTGAGCTCATTCCAGATGTGGAGCCAGTCACCATAGTGCTTGTCAATGCGCTGGCCACCGATCTGGAGCTCCACCCAGTCAACCAGGTTGTGGCCCACCCAGTTGAGCCAGCGGAACTGCGCGCCAGAGCCGTCGGCGGTCTGGAGCTTCACGGAGGGCAGAGTGGCCTGCAGGTACATGCGGTAGATCAAGTCGCCGTTGCGCTGGATCGTGCAGGTCACCTGGTTGCCGAAGCGAGGGTTGCCGTTGAAGGGGTTCTCAATGGACTCCATCGCGAAGTTCGTGTGGCGACGGTACACCGCCTTGAAAAAAGTAATCTGGGGGTTACCCGTCAGGTACACATCCTGGGCGCCATAAGCCACGAGCTGCATCAGACCACCACCTGTCATTTTGTTATACCCCTAACTTAGAAAAAAAATCTGCCGGAGAGGAGTTCCTACAGTATTCGCAGAAATTTTCGCAGCTGCCTAAAGATAGGTGGGTTGAACTACTCAATGACGGCGCAAACACCTAAAGAGAGTCTATTTACAGAGCTTTTT